GGACCTTTAGCTCAGTTGGTTAGAGCAACCGGCTCATAACCGGTCGGTCCTGGGTTCGAGTCCCCGAAGGTCCATTTAGCTAGACTGCTTGGAAGTAGTAAGGGGCAGCGAGCTGACAATTAAATATTTGGCCCAGTGGCTCAGTTGGTTAGAGCGCCGCCCTGTCACGGCGGAGGTCGAGAGTTCGAGTCTCTTCTGGGTCGTTCAAGATGCGAAAGCATTTTGAGAAATGCCGCAGTGGCGGAACTGGCAGACGCCCGGGACTTAAAATCCCGTGGGTAGTGATACCCGTACCGGTTCGATTCCGGTCTGCGGCATCGAACTTAATCTCTGAATTCCTTGTAAATCCAGTGTTTGCAAGGGGTTTGGAGATTTTTTATTATGCTTATGGGGCACAAATGGGGCAAACTATAAAATTTTTAACTCCCTTAGCTGTTCGTTTCGCTTACTTTCTAATTTCTTTGTGACGTGGAGATAAATTTCTTGTGTAACTCTGCTGTCATTATGTCCAAGTCTTTTTGAGATACTGTCAATGTCAATTCCTTGCTCCATCAGTAAACTGGCATGTGTATGCCGAAGAGTGTGCGGTGTGATTCTCCGCCCAATGATTCGTTCAGATGTTTCACGTAAATATTTAGAGTAGCAATCGAAGTTGATGTGTTCTTTCGTTGTTCCAGGGAAGAAAGCTGTGCTGAATGCCACTACAGTGCCTTTGTGGTAGCATAGGAGCACGTTTCTACAGACAGTGAGTAACTCGTCTTGAATATATACATCTCGCACAGAACACGGTGTCTTCGGGCTTGTAACGATGTCAGCTACATTGTCATACGTTTTCGTTACATGAATTTTCCTATTTTTCAAATCAACATCAGAAGTGTTCAGAGCTGCAGCCTCGCCAAATCGAAGACCAGACAAGGCAAGAAATTCAGTAAGCAGCTTCCATTCTACAACGGTCATTCCAGCAATCAACTCCTTTAACTCCAATGATTCTACGAATTTGTTCTCTATTTTCTGCCGATGAGGTATATCACTGAAACGCTCTATCTTTCCAAGATAAGATATGTCTGCAATATAATCATTCTTGTATCCCCAACGTAACAACGCTTTTAATCTGATCATCCATTCATTTAGAGTGCTGTGTTCTCTACCAGTGTCGAGAAAACGTTCTCTGATGTATCCGGCTGTCAGCTTGTCAACATAGATATCTTCGCCAAGAATGCTCATAAGCGTGTTACACACGGCAATGTTCCGTCTGTAAGTAGATTGTTTAAGTGTCTTGACTTGTTCTTTTCTGTACAGCTCGACAAGGTCTTTTAAACGGATCCTGTCCGCTTGCGGTGCGAGAGCACTCTCAATCTTACCTGACAGAGTAAGTGCTGCCATTTTACGGTTCCTCGCCGTGTTTTTATCCATAACAACAGCTACTCGTTTTGACTTCCCGGTCATTGGATCGGTGTAGCGTTCCACAAATTTGTACTTGCCATTCTTTAATTCTTCAACCCACATAATCATCTTCCTTTCTATTTTTTGAGTATAAAAATAACAGCCTAGCAACAGAACAACAGTTCTGCTTGTATGGCTGCCCCGAAGATGATACAATATTCATTGGATTTTGGAGTATCTCTTCGGAGTTACTAAAAGAAGCACATTGACGTGTGTTTCTTCCAGTTGACCGTTCCTGTTGGCGCAGGAGCGGTTTCTTTTTTGGTATTAATTAAAAGAAAGTCTGCGAACTTCATTTGCAGTATTGGTATTACATTTGATTTCCTTTTGAACTCTCGTTCCTGTTTCTGTAGATTCGAATACTAAAAATGCAACGGTATCTAATTCCTGCTGTTTTGTCGTAGTAGTTGTGTTGACTTTTGTTTTCTTTCCGAGGGATGCGCCGACGACGGCACCGACAGGTCCAGCAACTGCAGCACCAATTAGTGCGCTGCCAGCACGACCGTGAGTTTTATTATTTCCGGTTGTTTTGCTGATTAAATTGTATTGAGGACCGTCCCAAATAAAATCAACCAGTTTAAAGTGTCCAGCGCCTTCCTGAAAAGAATTTCCGAAATAATATAAACCATTTCCATCTTTACGGAATTTTAAACCACCTATATTGTATTGTGTTTCAGCTTTTTTTAAGGCTTTGATGCGATCGCGCTCAGCCTTTTCGGCTTGTCGCTTCTCCCAGTCAGCTAAATGTTCTTCTGGAGTCTTTTTGGCAGTGGCTTCAAAGAAGCTGCGGTCGTCTTCAGTCAATGTAGAAATTTCATTATTTTCTATTTTTTGCCTTAAGTCAGCATATCTAGAAGCGTTATCCCAGCTTCCTTTTAATTTGTCTAAAAAACCCATGTTTTTTTATCCCTCTCTTTCTTTTGCGAGCCCTGTTCCTTACGAGCCACCACTGCTCGTATATATAATCCCTTGTGAGGTTATATCACATCATTTCAACTACTACCAGATTCGGAATGAAGTATATAATATAGTTATCAACGGTAGTATATACTCCATACTTATCACGGTAGCAGCTGATACATTCTTCCAGATATTCTTCTGTAACATCCAGAAAGTCTGCAATTTCATATTTATTTTGACATCCAGCATTGAATGCGTGGATGATTCCAACAAGTCCGATCAGGCGGTTGTAGCCATGTAACCTGGCTTGACGTTCCTGTTTCCGGTTCTCCAGTTTGGACTGATCTCGAATATCACCCGTGGAAGTATAGTAGTGTCCAAGTTCTTCAGCAAGAACATTGGCTTTTTGTCGTGATGTCTTAATATCATGCCGGATAGCAATTTTGTTTCCTTTTATTCTTCCATCTCCACTTTGCAGTGGCTTTTCCTTTACAACTAATCCAATATTGCGAGCTTCGTCTAAAAGTATTTCATAAGAATTCACTTACAACACCTCCATTATAATTGTACTAAGCAATCTGTCCTATAAAAGTGGACTATGGAGATTAGAAGTTTTCGTCATCCATGATGTCATCATCATGTTGCCTCATCTCATCCGTTACTTCTATATCGGTACGTTCATGAGCTGCCTGGACGGCTAACTCTTCTTCCATTTGCTGGTTCATGAGCAAATTTTTTGAATAGGTAAGAACTCTTTTCTGATTCGGAGAAGAGAGTTTTCCGTATATGTCAAGAAGTTCTTTATGCTCTCCGTGAAATTTAGATACGTTGCTCTTGAATTTATCATAGATTTCTTTCGGAGCTTCTTTTCCGGAGAAATTTGTGTCTATCTGTTCCCAACCCATTAAATCACTAGGGGATGTCTGTAGCACATCAGCAAAAGCAAGTATCTTTGACTGAGGCAAGTCTACTAACCCTTTTTCTATTTTTGCAATCATACTTTTATCAGCATAACCCAGCTTAGTTGCTAAATCAGTCTGCGTTAATTGCAATTCTAATCTTCTCTTTTTTATGTTTTTATATAATTGAAGCATTTTGCGTACCTCCTTGATTTCAATATATCACAAGATTGAAAAATATTCAACATTTTTGTAAAAATGGTTGACACACATTCAACCCTGTGGTATATTGATGATGTTGAATAAAGTTCAACCAGAAAGGAGGGGAGTTGCCTTGGCAGACATCAAACTTTTAAAAGAAAGAATTGCTGATAGCGGAATGACAGTCAAAGCCATTTGCGAAAAAAGCGGTATTCTTAGAGAAACATTCTACAATCGTTTAAAAGGTGGAGAGTTTACAGCTTCTGAAATCGTTGGATTAACAAAGACGCTAAAACTTTCAAGGTCAGATAGAGACAAAATTTTTTTAAATGAAAAGTTGAATTAAATGACACTTTAGAGAGGAATCACAGAAATGAACGAATTACTAAAAATCAATTATGAAACAGAACAGCCGACAGTATCGGCAAGAGATTTACATGAAAAACTGGAAATTAGCAAACGATTCTCTGTATGGTTTGAGACGAACAGTAAAGGATTTGTTGAAGGACAGGATTATACAAGTGTACTTTCAGGTACGGTTGTAAACAATGGAGCAACAAGGAAAATCCAAGACTTCAATATTTCTACAGAGATGGCGAAGCATATTTGCCTAATGAGCAGAACTGAAAAAGGGATGCAATGCAGACAATACTTCATTGATCTTGAGAAAGCCTGGAATACACCAGAGCAGATTATGGCTAGAGCGTTGATGATGGCGAATCGCTCAATTAATTCTCTAAAAGACAGATGTAAGTTTCTCGGAGAACAGGTGGTTGAGCAACAGCAGATTATCACGGAGCTACAGCCTAAAGCAAATTATGTTGATAAGATTCTTCAATCGAAGTCACTGGTAACAATCACACAGATCGCAAAGGACTACGGACTTAGCGGAAGAAAAATGAATCAGATTCTCAAGGACTTGAAGATTCAATACAAAGTCGGCGGTCAGTGGGTGCTGTATTCCAAGTACCAGAACAATGGGTATGTACATAGCCGGACGATTGATATCACAAGAACTGATGGTAGACCGGATGTGACAATGCAGACAGAATGGACGCAGAAAGGCAGACTTTTCTTATATGAAGAATTGAAAAAGCAAGGCTATATTCCGGTGATTGAGCAGGTGGCGTGAGGGGTACTGATGAAGTGAGGTGAAAAGATGATAGAAAAGATATCGGTAATAGCGGTTGCAGTAGCCGCCATACTGACGGCTATCAACCAAATATCCATAGTTATTACAGCAAAGCAATTATGGCGGCAACAGCAGCAACTACAGCGGCAATTAGAGAAGCTACAGAAAGAATTGTCTGGACGATAAAACGTTTTGTTTCTATCTGGGATTCTTCTTTAGAATCCGCTTGCATTTCCAAAAGCATATTATGAGTTTCCTTCAATAAGTTATCGCGCTCGCTTTGCTTATTGATTTCGTCAACCATTAGTTGGGCGTGCCAGTCGGAATTCATATAATATCGCCTCCTTAATTTATATTTGGCATGGCAGTGCCTGTTTAGAGTATAGGAGATAAGGAGTGAAAAAGCAATGGAAGTTCAGATGACACTTATCATTAAAAGAGAACAAAAAGAAAGGAGAAAAGGAAATGAGAATTTCGGAATATAATGCGCCGATAGCTGAGAATATCGAACGAATCATAAATGAAAAAGGATTAAAGAAAGCATTTGTTGCTCAAAAGGCTGGTTGTACAGCACAGATGCTTAGCGACATGATTTCTGGAAGAAAGATTATCAAAGCATGCGATATCGTTCGGATTGCAGGAGCGTTGGGAGTAGATCCTAATTATTTATTTGGAATTGAGAAAGGAGAGTGAGAGATGTGAAAAAGTTCGATGCATTAAAGATGGTCACAGACGAACAGAAGTTTTCAGAACTGGTATTTGACATGGTTTCGGAATGCAAAACAACCGAAAGGCTTACGGAGCTTCTGAGGGAAGAAATGCCAGAAAAAGAGCTACAAACATTGAAGTCCATAGCTCAATCGGGTTATCCGTTATCTTTTGATCGTAAACAGTAGTAGCAACCATTTCCGCCATGTGGTGAAAAGAAAGCAGCACGGAACTTGGCATCTTCATAAGATACACAGTTCGATACATGGTCTGGATTCATTTCATTGATTTGACAGAGAGATGTTTCGTTATCCAGATCGTGGATTTCTCCAGTTGCTTTGTTTAATACATAGCGGTTTCCATTAAATGGAGGGTTGTAGCGTCTCATATTGTCACCTCCCTTTCATTAGAATTTTGAAGCTTCTATAAAAAGGCTACTACTAATATTATGATGTGTCAATACAAAAATACTAGATAGAGTGCAAAACAAATGTTTGTTATACAAAATGTTGCGAAAATATTTTCGCATTTTATGAAAAAATCTTTTGATAACATAAAAATATTTTCAAATGTATTTGTAACAGAACCAGGTGAGTCAGAGAAGAAAGTGGGGTGCGGAAAGATGAAGAAAAAAAGACTATCAAAAGAAGATGATAGCCTGATAGGTAAAGTAGTAGAAATCGAAAAGAAATACATTAATGAAAAGGATGGCCTAGTGGAAGTTTCTTTTCAAGTACCTTGCCACGATTGGAAAAGACTAAGAAATTCAATTCAGTGGAATCTGATAGAAAAGCGTTTGGAGGAAATTCAAAGCAAATATAACCGGAAGAACCACCAAGTGAAGAGAGATTAATTGGCATGGAAAGTGACATCTGTTCTCTATGAGAGACAACAACGCCTTTCACCTTTTTAGTTTCCTCGTAAGCAACAATTGGAGGTTGAACACAAGGATATAGAATATCGTCTATTTTAACGCAAACATCCGTAATGGAGATTGGAAGTCTGGACATATTTTCAAATGAGGCATAGATAATTAACATTTTTGTATCGCCAAATATATGTCCGCATATTTTCATATGGATCCGTTTTCGATTAATAAGTAACGTATGCATCAATGTAAAAAAAGTACCTATACTTCCAAAAATTGATAAGACAAAAGTAATGTTTTCTTTTGTAAGAAGTGAGGAAATAAATTGAATTATGTTCATTTAGGTTGTTTTTCCTTTCGTATTGATAGGGCAGGAGCCTGTAAGAAAAGTATAGGAGAAGAAATAGAAAATAGCAAGTGAGGTGAAAAACAATGATAAACAAACTTAATTATGGAAAAGTAAACGGAGATTTCGAAGAGCTGCACGCACTGAAAGGTTTTAAGGTCTTAGCTGTTGGCAATGGAACAATCGGAGAAGAGTGTGCGTTGAGAATCATGCTGATGAACGAGAACAACGTTGCTGTTGATTTAAGTATCACAGATGACGGAGCGTACCTCAGCGATTTCTACGCACTGACAGAGGACATGATTCCACGCACTTATGATGACTAGAGAGGTGAGGCGAGATGCTGACAAGAGCACAAGCTGTTGCAGAGCTAGAACGCATCTATGAAATTCTTCCGCAGATTGCATCTGCACTGGCAGATGCAAGAAAGCCAGTTGCTCAGTATGCAAAGACATCGTACTTCAAGGATGTGTATGGTCAGTCAATGGGAACTGTTAAGAATCGGAAATATGGAATCATGAATCAGATCAAGCTTGGTCGGTATCCAAAAGATGCGATCATGGACCGATTTATTGACAAAGCTGTGTACGCAGACTACAACCGATTCTTCAGAGCACTGGAAGGTGCAACAAGAAAGTATGTTCCTGAGTATGATCCAATCGAATCGATGATATTGGTGCGGAAGATGGAAGGTGAGACAGATGCGGAACTGTAAGGAATGCAGAAGAAAGAACCACTGCATGGAGATGAGTAGATTCATTCCATGTACATCTTATGTGAAGGGAGGGAGACAAGGTGAATCAGATCGACATGATCGACATCCAAAGAAGAGCAATCCAGATAGTTGATATCAAGAGACAGCCAAGAAGAATTAAGAACAATTATAGAGAAGAAACAATGTCTGCTGTTATGACAGTAGTTGCGATGGGATTGGTAGTTGTCTTAGGAATCGCAACATGGGTTATCTTCGGATATTAAAAAAGAGTGCCATAGCAAAGGCGGCAACCTTCAGGCACTCAGGTAAAAAACCAACTTAATAATAACATTTCAGAGAGGAGAAAGCAATGTTATTAGAAAAAACAGTAGAAGTAGGTGTTTCTAAATTTGAAGAGCTGTGCAAAGCGGATGCACGAATGGAAACGCTCAAAGCTTACATTAGCAATGAAGAAAACGGATATATCAAACTGGACACAGTGAAAGCAATTATCGGACTTCCGGTCAAGCACGAAGAACCATCGGTGTGGGAGCATGAGGAACTGTCCTTTGATGAATTAGGAATCACACAGCACAAGAGACTTGCGGATAATTACAATGCGGAGGAAAGAGAAGATGTCTAAATTATATGAACTTGCAGAAGAGTACAACGAACTGCTTGAAATGATGGAAGATGATTCCGTAGATATGGAAGTGCTTCGTGACACACTGGAAGGTGTAGAAGGAGAGATTGAGATTAAGGCTGAGAACCTTGCGAAGATTATTAAAGAGCTGGACGGAACAGCAACCATGATCGAGACAGAGATCAACCGTCTGAAAGCGAAGAAAGATGCTATTAGTAACAATGCAAAGAGTGCGAAGAAGTACCTTGAGAGTGTAATGATTGCAACCGGCAAGAAGAAGTTTAAGACAGACCTTTTCGGATTCAGTATTCAGAAGAATCCACCAAGCCTTGTTATTGACCAGGAAGAAGACATTCCAGATGAGTACTGGGTGGCACAAAAACCGAAACTTGACAACACAGCACTTAAAAAGTGGCTGAAAGAGAACAAAGCAGACTTTGCTCACTTAGAGCAGAAAGAAAGCTTGCGTATTAGATAGGAGTGAAAAGATGCTTACATTTAGAGATTTGAAAGCAAGCGAAATAGACTGCCGAATTTCAACGGTGAAATCAAATGGTATATCACTGTTGCTATACAAGGATGCGAGAGTTGATCAGAATGTCTTAGATGAGGCAGTCGGACCTTTTAACTGGCAGAGATCACATGAAGTGATAGACGGTAATCTGTACTGTACAGTATCAATCTACGATGCGGAAAAAGGTATCTGGGTATCAAAACAAGATGTAGGAAAAGAGTCTTACACAGAGAAAGAGAAAGGTCAGGCATCCGATTCTTTCAAGAGAGCGTGTTTTAACTGGGGAATTGGAAGAGAACTGTACACAGCACCATTCATCTGGATCAGCTCAAGTAATTGCAACATTAACGGAACAAAATGCAATGACAAGTTCGAAGTAGACCACATTGTTATTGAGGACAAGACAATCAAAGAATTGTCCATCAAGAATGAGAAGACTGGAAAGATTGTGTACACAATGGGAAAGCCAACAGCCGAACAACCAGTGACACCACATACTCTTGATGCTTCTCATGTAGCAACATTACAAACGTGCATCCAGAGTCACGGACAGACCGTTGAAAAGGTTTGCAAAACATTTAAGGTCAAATCACTGGAAGAACTGAACATTGAACAATTTGACTACTTGATGAAAAGAATGGGTGAGAAATAAATGCGTTTCACTGGAAAACTCAAAGAACCAATTATCGACTTTGTAACGCATCGTCTGACCATTCTATTTGAGCCAAATGAGGACTTTCTTGAGACTTACGAGGAATTGAAAGGCAAAGAGGTTTTAAGCCTTGAGATAAAGCCATACAGGAAGAAAAGAAGTCTTGATGCTAATGCTTACTACTGGGTACTACTCACCAAGCTTGCAAAGGTAATGAACACATCGAATGCAGAGATGCATAACTTGATGCTGATTCACTACGGAGAGCCGGAGATCATTGAAGGAAAGCCGGTATACATGACAGTACCGGATACGGAAGATGCGGAAAAGAAAGTGATGCAAGCAACAGAATATCATCTGATGCCAACATCACAAGTAAGGCAAGGCTTGGACGGTATCATGTACAGAACGTACAAGTTGTTGAGAGGTTCAAGTACCTACGATACATCAGAGATGGCAAGGCTCATTGATGGACTTATTACAAGCTGTAAGGAAGCAGGACTTGCAGCATCAGAGATTGCGACACCAGATGAGAAGAGATTGCTGAAAGAAAGGTATGGCGTGGACATTGGCTAAACGATTGAAGAGCGTGTTTACTGACGATATGGACCACTGCTTCTTCACTGGATATCCTTATCCACACATACACCATATCTTTTGTGGCAGCAGAAGAAAGATATCTGAGAGATACGGATTTGTGATTCCCCTTGCACCGTATCTCCATGAATTTCAAAAGGGGAGCGTACATGACAATCCGAATCATGGACTGGACTTGGAGCTTAAGCAGATGGCTCAACGATATTTCGAAGAGCATATAGGCAGCAGAGAAGAGTTCAGAGAGGTGTTCGGAAAGTCTTGGTTATAACAGGTATTAACCTTGCGGATAAGGTTGATATATGAACTCCTAATGGCTGACTGAACAGCATGTCACAATCCTTTTCAAAAGCCATGATGATTCATCTCCTCGGCTTGTCCGGGGAGAGAAAGGAGAACAATGCAGACTTACGATATTGACATATTAGATTACATCAGAACCGGACATGACAGAGCAATCACGAGAGCTGAATTGTCTGATCTGACCGGAATAGACGATAGAACAATTAGAGACATGATCCATTATGCAAGACGAGATATACCGATTCTCAACATGCAAGATGGAAGAGGGTACTTCATTCCAGACATGAATATCTTAGAAGAAAGAATGATGCTGATGAAGTATATCAGACAAGAAGAAAGCCGGCTGAAGAGTATCGGCTGGGCACTAAAAACAGCAAGGCGAACAGCCAAGAATTGCAACATGGAGGTAGACACAGATGAACTCAAACCGAAAAGGGAAAGAGGGAGAAAGAGAGTTAGCAAATCTGCTTAAAGACAGATACGGATATGATTGCCGGAGAGGGCAGCAGTTCTGTGGATCCAATGGAGATGCGGATGTAGTCGGTCTTCCTGGCATCCATATTGAGTGCAAGAGGGTAGAGAAGCTTAACATCTATGAAGCTGTGGAACAGTCCATAAACGATGCGAGAGAGGGTGAAATACCTACTGTGATGCATAGGAAGAATCATAAGCCGTGGTTAGTTACCTTGCCGTTTGAAAACTTTATAGAAATGTACAGGAAGTGTGGAACGAAATGCAAGGATGGGTAAAGATTCACAGAGATCTGCTGGACAATGAGCTGTGGAGTGACAAGCCTTTTACGAAAGGCCAAGCATGGGTTGACTTGCTTCTACTGGCGAATCATAGAGATAAAAATGCACTGTTAGGAAACTGTACAGAACTGGTCGAAAGAGGTTCGCTTATCACTTCTGAACTCAAATTAATGGAGCGTTGGGGGTGGGGAAGAAAGAAGGTCAAACTCTTTTTAAACTTCTTAGAAAGTCAAAAGATGATAGAACGAAATGCGAACAACAAAAGAACAGCTATAACCATTGTAAACTATGGGTTTTATCAAGATTGCGACTTAGAAAAGGAACAGCAAAAGAACATCAAAGGGACAGCAAAGGAACAGCGAATGGACAGCACAGGGACAGCAAAGGAACACAAACAAGAAAGAAAGAAGGAAAGAATGAAAGAATATATAGATACTGACGTATCTATAAAGCAGCATAGCATTCAATCCATCATCGATGCATGGAATCAGCTAGAGCCTTACGGAATCAAAATGATTTACCGCATCAATCCGGGTTCTAAGAGATGCACTTCACTGATTGCCTTACTTGAGCAATTCGGAGAAGAGAAAGTGATACAAGCTGTTGATAAGGTCAAACAGAGTGACTTCCTTCAGGGAAAGACAGATACAAGGTTCTCACTGAACTTCGATTGGTTCATTAATCCGAATAACTTTGTGAAGGTGCTTGAAGGAAAGTATGATGAACGGCACGATAAGAAACCAGCAACGAAGAACAATAACAACTTTGAGAGACGGCATTATGACATGGATGATCTGGAAAGTAAGTTGCTAGGAAGGTGATTAAGAATGGCAGAAGAGATAAAACGCAGCTGGGCGGTATGCTCAGTCTGCGGAAAAGAATTTGAGATAGTCGGCAATCGCAAGAAATATTGCAGTAAGGCTTGCTGTGCAGAAGCCAGTAGAAAAAAGTCTTGTGAGAGAGGTAAGGCAAGATACAGAGCATTAACTGCCGAACAGAAGAAAGCGGAATGGGAGAAGAGAAAGAGAGCCATGCCGAAAAAGAAAAAGGCTGCAAGAGAGCCAAAGTACCAAAATGAGATAGCAAGGATTGCAGCAGAAGCAAGAAAGCTTGGTATGAGTTACGGAGAGTACGTTGCAACCGGCGGAAGGAGAAACAATGGGTAAGACACTTGATGTAGAAGAATTTCTTTCATGGCTGAATGAAACCGAGGAAGAACTAAAGGGAGAAAGAGCGGATGAGCTGAACCCTGATCGCAAGGATGAAGGAATCCTACTGGCAACAGAGAATGTCAGAAAGTATGTCGAGAAGATGTGCAAGATTGATGATGCCGATGAGGACTGTAGATGGATTCCGGTAACGGAAAGACTCCCAGAAGATGAAAGTGATGTCCTTACAACAATCGCATCCAAGAGCGGTAGCGGATACAGAGAATACAGTGTTGGATGTTACATCAAGGTATTTGATGAGGATGAGGAAAAGCACTGGCTTGATAGACAGTATGGATACCTTGAGTGGGACAGATATTCAAACGGACATGGCGGTTGTTCACTGTACAAGGTGACAGCATGGATGCCACTTCCGAAACTGTACAAGGGATAAAGACCATGAATAGACAAGAGAAAGAGGATCAGGCGCAGATTGAGTACCTGAGACGATGGTAAAGAGAAGAAACAGAAGAGAAAGAATCTGTTAGAAAAACTGAGAAAGAGAGGCATGAAATGAAATACAAAGTTGGAGACAAGGTAAGAGTTAGAAGAGACTTGGAAGAATACGGGCAATATGGTAAGTATGGCGCAAATAGAAATATGGCAGAACTGCACGGAAGCATTGTTGAGATTAAAAAAGTAGAAAACGAAAAGCAACGATACGAAATCAATGATAATCTCTATTACTGGACAGACGAAATGTTTGAAGGATTAGTAGAGGACGAACTGACAGCAGAAGAAGCAACTAAGATTTTAGGTGAAATTTGTTGTGAAAACGAATTATGTGGTGGATGTCCTATTGGTGAAGCGAAAGGGAAAATGACGTGTCAAAACTTCCAAAGAGATAAAACAGAAGAAGTGCTTGAAATCCTTAAACAGTGGAAGAAAGACCATGAGAAAAAAGATGTTGAGACGGAGTTTACGTGGTGTGTGCTGATTATCGAAGCTGATACTCATATCTTGAAACACGAAGAAAAAGTTGAAACTTATATTAAATCAGTGGATGCGAAAAAGGCAGAAATCCTTAAGAAATACTGTTCAGAGCATGATGGAAAATATTATGCAATCAGCGAGCGCAGATGTGTAGTAAAGGAGTGGCAATGAACACAGGAGAAAAGATAGATTACATGATTCAATGCTTGAAAGTCGCAAAAGCTGAGTATGAGTACACGGCTGATTATGTCGCAAACATGCCAAGTGAACAGATAGAGCTGTGGGAATTTCTTGATACACACAGAAGTCCGAACAAAGCATTGATTAAGGACAACCTTAGAAATGCAGCAAGAATGGGGTTCCAGCTTGCGAATGAGGTGAAGTGATGAAAGATTTAATCGTAGATTGCTTTGCTGGTGGAGGGGGTGCATCAGTTGGAATTGAGATGGCACTCGGCAGACCGGTAGACATAGCAATCAACCATGATCCAGACGCTATATTGATGCATAAGACCAACCACCCGGACACACTTCATCTGACCGAGGATATTTTCAAGGTCAACTTGAAGAAATATGTAAAAGGACAGCACGTGGCTCTTATGTGGGCGAGTCCAGATTGTACAAGCCACTCCAAAGCAAAGGGTGGCAAGCCGAGAGAAAAAGGACTTCGGATTCTTCCGTGGGCGGTATACAAACACGCAAAGGAGATTCTTCCAGATGTGGTGTTGATGGAAAATGTGGAAGAAATACAACAGTGGGGTCCGTTAGACGGAAAAGGTTATCCAATACCGGAGAAAAAAGGCGAGGATTACAAGAAATTTATTACGGCAATGAAAAGTCTTGGATACAGATTTGATTGCAGAGAGTTGGTAGCTGCGGACTACGGAGCACCGACCACAAGAAAGAGATGGTATGCGGTATTCCGTAGAGATGGACGGGAAATCAGATGGCCAGAGCAAAGTCACAGTGCTGATTGCATTGAATTTGAGAAGTGGAAATCTTGTGGAGATTATATTGACTGGTCAGATCTTGGCAGTTCGATATTTGACCGAAAGAAGCCACTTGCAGAAGCTACACAGAAGAGAATTGCGAACGGCATTAAGAAATATATTATCGATGCAGAATCTCCTTATATCGTGAGGAGTGGAGAAGCACTGGCATATATCATTCAATATCACGGAGAGACGAGAGCCGGTGATTCAAGAGGACAGCTTTTAACAGAACCGATCAAGACGATTGATACATCGAATAGATACGGACTTGTGACAGCATTTATCACGAAATATTACAAGACTGGCATAGGTCAAGGCTGTGACGAACCACTTCATACAATCACAACATCTCCAGGACACTTCGGATTGGTATCTGCATTCCTTATCAAATATTACGGTGCCGGATGCGGTCAGCAACTTGATAAGCCACTGGGAACGATTACCACAAAGGACAGGTTCGGACTTGTGAATGTGATATTGGACATTGACGGAGAGAAATATATTATATCGGACATTTTTCTTCGGATGCTGAAACCGGAAGAACTAAAAGTAATGCAAGGATTTCCGAAAGATTACATTATCGACAGGGATTATAACTGGAAGAAATATCCGATAGCAAAGCAAGTTGCAAGAATTGGGAACAGTGTTGTGCCGATCATGGCAGAAAAGCTTGTAGAAGCAAACTGTCCGTATCTGAAAGTCGGTGAGAGAATGCCGAACATGAGCATTGATGATACACAGGAACAATTAAGATTTGCTTAAATAACAGCACCTTGACAATTGAATATTGATGGTTGGGATGGTATAATTTCCGTATAAATTAAATGTACGGGAGGAAATACCAATGAGTGAAAAGAAATTGGAGTATAAAATCAGTGAAAAATATTCATCAGAGCTACTTGAAATAAGCACCAAACTTGAACAAATGAGAAGTGGTCGTGTTATCGGAATAAACGGAGCTCAAATGGATGGAAGCTTAGCGCATAACGTAGATCAACTTGAAAAAATGATTACTGATTTGCTAAACAAAATCCAAGAAGGAAAGCCAAGTAATGAAGAGATTCTTGGAATGGAAATAAGTTCAAAAATAAAATAAATATTCTTTTACCAACCATCAATATTCGGTGGTTGGTATTTTTTTACGCATTTTTAAGGAGAAAGGAACGAAAACAACGTGGAGTACACAAATCAAAAAGAAATAGATGCGCTAAATGAAAAGTTAAAAAAGATAGATGAAAATCTAAAACTTGGAAGATTTGGCGTGAATGAAAGTAATAAGGCTATAAATGCCGGTTTGACCATTGCGATAAAGGGAAATAAGAAGAAAATAGATGCTTTAAAAGATATTGGATTCAAAATTGTAGATCGATTCAAGGAACAAGATGCGTGCGTATCATGGTATAGCAGTGGAAGATATAGAGGTTATAAAATGTTTGTGACTATGGAGAAGCCTTTATAGTAGGGAGAAAGGAACGAATTATGAGTACATTTGAAGAAAGAATAGCAAAGGCAGTAACAGATAAATTGAATGATGGCACAGTTGAGGAACTTGTATCTGATGCCGTGACCAAAGCACTGAAAAGTAGTATCGAAGAACAGTTCGGATGGAATGGTGATGCAAGAAAGGTTATTGATGAGAAAGTAAAAGAAGTAATGACACCGGCAATCGAAAGAGTAAGTTTGGATGATTATGTGGTAAAACTTGATGCAATTCTCACAGAAATTATTAACAGCACGAATTTAGTTGACAACAAGGAAATCTTAGGAAACTTCAAAAGCCTTATGACAGAGCCGGATAAAGATGTAATCAGCTTAAAAGACGTATTCGAGAAATACAAGGAATATGTCAGCAAGAATGTTGATACATCTAAACTTAAAATCTGCACAGGCGATGGACCGAGTTACCAAAATGTGGAAGTAAGAGTAAGCGTGGATATAAGAAATAGTATGTTCGGAGGAAGATTTTGCGATTTAGTTTTTAAATGTGTAGAGGATGAGAAGCTGACAAAGAAAATCCATTTATATGAATCAAGAAGTAATAGATTCCGTATCACAGGATTCAAAAGCGAACTTGATATCAATTCATTAAGATACGTAGATGAATTTGACATTTTCATGATGCGGTTAGATCGAGCATTCTGCGATATCACAGATATTATGGAGATGCACGATGATGATGTTGAGGTCGAAGCTGAACCGGAAGCATCCTGGAATTGATGGATGGAGAACGAAGATGGGATGTAAACGGATATGTATCGTAGACATAGGCATCCGGAAATGCTGTATGGAATGCAAGAAGCACGAAGAATGCAATATTCTGTGTAATGATTTAGACCAATATGAATACATGGAAGAATGCCCGGATTATGTAAAGGAGAATGAAGATGAAAATTGTAAAAGGTAAAGAACAGGAATATAAAGACTGGTATGAAAAAAACAGTGATCCATACGGTAGAGCGTGTTTTACATATGCTGAAAAGTGAATGGGAGTGAGATCTATGAGACTAATTGATGTGGATGCAGAAATCGCAAGAATCGAAGAAGAGATAATGAGATTGACAAAAGCAATAGTGAGATGGCAAGCGAGAAAATTTAAAGAAAGCACACTATATGATATAGATGCAAAAATTCAAGAATTAAAAAATAACAGAACTGACTGTAGAGTTGAAATCAGAACATTAAGGAATTACAAAACAGCGTTTGATGTGGAGAAAGTTGTTGAACAGTTGAATAAAGAGTTAGAACTTGCTGATGAAGAAAAGCGCAGGTGTACAATAGAAAATATGCTGCAATTTGATGAAGCAAAAGGCTATGCGAGAGGAATGGCGTGTGCTATAGAAATTGTTAAGCGAGGTGGAAGAGATGACTGAGTTTGCAAAAAGCTTTTTAATGATGGTTGGAACAATTACGACTGCTCTTGTGCTTACATATTTTGTGTTAAAACTTGAAGAAAAATTCAAGAGTTGGAGAAAAAATGGCTGTAAATTCAAGTGCCTGTGCAAGCATGAATATGATTTCGAATCTGTAAATACATTCCGTAGAGATGCATTATTGAAATGTCGTAAATGCGGAAAGAAAAAGAGAATCAAGAATTTGAGTCATGAAGCAATAGATAAACTTTGATAGGTGGAAGAGATGAAGATTATTGGAAATAAAGAAAGTGTTAGTCAAATATCATTAACACATAAAGGTATAAATGCTAGATTTAATTGTTTTATGAAACCATTTCCCTACTGTAATGATATTGACACATCTAATCCTGAAATAATCGAGATAATATTTAAGGATTCTTACGAAATAGACAACCTAATAGATGTATTAGAAAAATTTAAAAAAGAATGTTTTGAACATTTGGGAGAGTGGAGATAATACTATGACGAATAAAGAAAAGTATGCAAAAGAGATTGTGGAGATTGCTTGTGATGGTAATAGAATTGCTATTATCAGACAAACAGGGGAATTTAGATCATGTCATGAAACATCGTGTAGAGAATGCTTGTTTCATTCTGATACGGAACGATGCAAAGAAAAAGCAAGAGAATGGGCAGAATCCGAGTACATCGAAAAGCCAGTGATAAGCAAGAGAGACAGGGTATTCTTGGAGTATCTTAGAGAAAAATATAAATATATTGCAAGGGACGAAAACGGTAAGTTGATTGTATATGAAACACAACCAAGAAAAGGGGAATCGTATTGGATTTGGATTTGTGATAGTCATTTGTGTTTGGAAAGACATTTCAACATTGATTTCCCAATGGTCAAATGGGAAGACTCCGAACCGTGGCTTATCGAGGATCTGAAAAAGTTGGAGGTGGTTGAGAATTATGAATAGAGAAATACTTTTCAGAGCGAAACATATTCATGCAATGGATAGTAACGAGCATCTTAATGAAACATGGGTGCATGGCTATCTTAGCGATAAGGATTATATTTATGATAAAAGTCTCGAGGGTGAACTCCTTGTTGATGAAAATACGATTTGCCAGTATACAGGACTGACCGACAAGAACGGCAAAAGAATATGGGAAAACGATATCCTGATGTGTCACGACAATCCGAAAGATCTTGTAAAAGCAGTATTCGGAGAGTTTAACGTCATAGAAGTGGAAAGCGAAGAAGTAATAGACAGTGTAATTGGATGGCATTATGAAGTGATTCCAACAGATGAATTAAGTAAATGCGAGCCGTTCTGTTATTCGATGCCACTTACGGACACGTATATCAAGTTAAATGAGATGGAAGTTGTCGGCAACGTATTTGACAATCCTGAACTGTTAGAAGAGGAGAATGTGCATGGAAGATGGCGGTAGCTGCTATGAAGAAACAGATCCCGAAAAAAGTGATTAAAAAAGAATATGAAGGCGAAGAAATAACAGGCTATTTGTGTCCTACATGCAAAGAAGTGCTACGGAATCAGTGGGGTGATGGATTCATAATCGGAAACAAGAAATCATATTGTGATAAATGCGGTCAGAGATTGGATTGGAGTGATAAACAGTGAAACGGAGTACAGACACACGCTGGAGTCCTGCAGAGATCTAGCAGAATCAAAAAGAACATTATGCTGCTATGGCAGAACATCCACCTGATCGGAAGGCAAGCGAGAAGTTTCATCGACCAGCATACCAGGCAGGAAAGTTGATTGAAACACAAGGGCAGCAGTTGTGGCATGGAGATGTTACTGGATATATAGCCAGAAAATACAAGATAGGGAGTGATACCATTGGAGACAATGACAAAGGAAAGACTGGAAGCATACCGGAATAATAAGACAGAGATATTATCCTTGGACTATATTCTTAATAACAGGTGGCAATCAGAAACCATGTTGGGAAATGATGTGATCTTAGATTACAGTAAGGGATATCCAATGCCGCAGAGCATAGTTGGTTTTGACCAAGAAAAATATGAGCGGTTACAAGAACGTGATCTGAAGAGAAAAGAGCGTCTTGAGAAGGAATGTGAAGAGGTAGAGCATTATGTTGAAGGAATCAAAGATGCGCAGCTACACAACATCTTCAGGATGTATTATATTGATGGTGTCAATGCAGTGAATCAGACAGAGGTAGCGAAGATGATTCATCTTGAGAGAAGTACGATAAGTAAGAAAATCGACAGATATCTTCAACTTTCACACAAATCACACGAATCACATATATAATAATACTTGAGCCAAAGGCTGAATTCCTGCGGCTCGTCCTCTCTTTGTATAAAACCCAAGAAGCACCTGCGCAGGAATGTGCGGGTGCTTTTCTAATGCGAAAATATAAATTTCAAAACGAAACGAATGCGAGGTGAAGGTATATGGCAAGAGCACCAGATCCACGAATCGAGCAGGCGAAGGCAATGTACCTGAAAGGCGCCAAATTAGTTGAGATTGCAAGTCAACTAAGTTTGCCGGAAGGAACCGTTCGAAGATGGAAGTGCACCCGTAATTGGGATAGCGAACGTTCGGATAAAAAAAGCGAACGTTCGGATAAAAAGAAAGGCGGCCAACCGGGAAATAAAAATGCAGAAGGACATGGTGGGACGGGTCCACCGGAAAACAAAAATGCAGAGAAATATGGTTTCTTCAGTAAGTATCTCCCGGATGAAACACGGGAGATTTTTTCTGCCATTGAACAGGCAGACCCACTGGATCTGCTATGGCATCAGATACAGATTGCGTATGCAGCTATTGTCAGGGCGCAGCGGATAGCTTATGTCAAGGATCAGGATGATAAGACTATTGAGAAGATAGAAGAAAAGGTTGGCAATGTAATAGGTCAAAAATGGGAAGTGCAGCAGGCATGGGATAAACAGGAAAATTTTCTGAAAGCTCAGGCAAGAGCGCAAGGAGAACTCAGAGTAATGATCAAGCAGTATGACGAGATGCTTCATAAGGATTGGGAAACCGCAAGCGAAGAGCAGAAGGCTAGAATTGAACAGATTCGTACCAACACTGCAAGGATGAGCGGTGGAGATAGTGACATGGATGAAGGGGTGGAGATTATCAATGATGCGCCAGAAGAAACAGGTCCGGATATCAGACATTGTGATTCCGAAGTATCTGCCGATATTCAATAACCGAAGTATCAAGCATATCATCCTGACATCTGGTCGTGCCGGGACGAAATCCAGTTATGCAGCTATCAGGTCAGATTATCAACTTGTATCAGATGCCAATGGCTCTGTGGTTGTGCTGCGTAAGCATCATAACAAGCTGCGGAAAACAGTTTACAAGGAGATGCTCCGAGGAATCAACCGTTTGGAGATTCCGAAAAGTAAGTTCCGGATTACAAAGTCTCCAATGGAGATCACTTATAAGAAGTATGGAACAACGATGTATTTTGCCGGATCAGATGGCATTGATGATACGAAAGGTATTATTGATGAGGATAAGCCAATCAAGTTAGTTGTGTTGGATGAGTTGACAGAGTTCTTTGATGATGGTGAGGGAGAGGATGAGTTAAGTAATATCGAAGCTACTTTTGTTCGTGGGAATAAAGGTGGTTTCCAAATGATTTATCTGTATAACCCACCGAAGAATCCAAATGCACCGATCAACCAGTGGTGTAAGAAGATGGAAAAACGCCCTGACTGCGTACATATCCATACGGACTACAGAGATGTACCTGCTGCCTGGCTAGGCCCTGATCTGATTGCTTCTGCCAAGGCAATGGAGGTTGCTGATCCGAAAATGTACAGATGGGTTTGGCTTGGAGAATCAGTAGGAGTAGATGAACTGATTTATTACATGTTTGGAGAAAGGCACAGACAGAAGCCGGATCAGGATAGAAGATACAACAGAATCTACATTGGTGGTGACTATGGACAGCAGAACGCAACGACCTTTCAGGCATTTGGTCTTGATACTTACAGAAAGAAGTTTCCGGGACTTGGAGAGTACTATCACAGTGGTCGAGAGACTGGAAAACAGAAAAGCCCATCAGAATATGCACAGGATCTGGTTGAGTTCATGAATGATTTGCATGAACAGTATGAAAACCGGATCTTTTATATTTTTCTGGATCCATCCGCCAAAGGCCTGGCAGAAGAAGTCAGGAGAGCCACCAGAACCGGACTGGGTTATCAGGTGCTTCTGCGGGATGCAGAAAATGATGTAGCGCTTGGAATCAGCCGGGTACAGAAAACACTGGTATTTGATATCATGTCGATTTCTCCGAAGCAGGAATATGCGGTGCAGGAGTTTGGAACATACGAGTATGATAAAAAATCCATCGAAAAGGGAAAAGAAGTGCCAGTGAAAGAAAGTGATCACTGCATGGACGCAATCCGTTATGTGGTTATGGGAGCCTGGAGCAAGATCAAACATTGGCTGCCCTTAGATACAGTCGAAGATGACGTGAGTGTAGGCGATATCAGCAGCAAGGAGGTGAGAGAAGAGGATGAATATCTTTAATTATTTCAGGAAGAAGGGAATCGATACGGTAGATGCTTCATTCTATCGTAAGATTGATGAGTGGATCAGCTGGTACAATTCCAATGTCAGGCAGTTTACATTCTACAAGGTGTATACCGGACGCGGTACAAGTAAACGATGCCGCAGAAAGAGTATGGGAATGGCAAAGAAGCTGTCAGAAGACATTGCAGATCTGCTCCTGAATGAGAGAGTTATGATCACACTGGAAGACGAAACGACACAAGAATTCGTACAGGAGATTCTGAATAACAATCATTTTCTGGTTATGGGGAATGATTACCAGGAACGGAAAGCGTATTCTGGAACAGTGGCGTATATCCCTTATCTGTATAATGCGGTTGTACAGGGAGATGGGACGATATCTTCAGGTAAAATTGGAATTAACTATGTGGATGCCAAGAACATTTATCCGGTCAGTTGGAATAACGGAGAAGTTACGGAGTGCATTTTTACGTTTGTACACACAGTTCGCCAGAAGAAATACGTGCAGATCCAGTTCCACCGAATTGAAGAAAATGGAATGTATGTGATAGAGAACAGCGTCTTGGAATGCACGAAAGGTAGTACGGAGGGACGTGAACTGACAGAGCAGGAATGGAAACAGCTGAAACCATTTGTGAATCTGGCCGCCAGAACAGAGACTGGTTCTACAGAACCGCAGTTTGTTATCGACAGACTGAATATCACAAACAATGCAGCTGAGTGCAATCCAATGGGAATTGCGATTTTTGCAAATGCAATCGATACTCTGAAAAAGCTGGACATGGAATTTGATTCTTACTGCAACGAGTTTGATCTTGGAAGAAAAAGAATCTTTGTTGCTCCAGAAATGCTGACGAACGAAGATGGATCTCCAACCTTTGATCCAGATGACAGCGTGTTCTATTCGCTTCCGGAAGATTACGATAAGAACCAGACTGGTCTGATCAAAGAAGTGGACATGAGTCTTCGGGTAGAGCAGCACAGCAAGGCAATCAAGGATGATCTGAATTATCTGTCTCTGAAATGTGGATTCGGAACAGAAAGATACCGGTTTGATGGGGCAGGAGTAAAGACTGCGACAGAGATCATTTCTGAGAACTCAGATATGTACCGGATGCTGAAAAAGCATGAGACGATTCTGGAAGATGTCCTGGAGCGGCTGATCAGAATCATTATCCGACTCGGGATTGTGACAGGGAACGCACTGGATATAAATACAGATATTGTGATTGCTTTTGACGATTCTATTATCGAGGATAAAGGCGCAGAGCGGCAGCAGGACCGTCAGGATGTCAGCATGGGAGTGATGCGGCATGAAGAATACCGTGCAAAATGGTACGGGGAGACCGTGGAGCAAGCAAGGCAAAATCTACCAGAGCAGAATCAGGTGATGGAATAATATGCGAGATGATTACAAGAATCAGATGGCCAGTAAGATTGCTGGAAGATATCAAGATTTAGAACTCCGAATCATGAAGGATATTGTCCGGCGAATCAAGAAAACCGGAAAGATTACAAGCACAGCAGACTGGCAGATTAACAGATTGCTTATTTTGGGTTATTCTTCAGAAGACATTGAAAAGGAAATTAAGAAAACGCTCGATGCTTCTTATCCAGAAATGTTTGAGTTGTATGATAAGGTAATTGATTGGGAATATGTCAGGAATAAGGACATATATGAACAAATCAACGTAGAGCACATACCATTTGACCAGAACGAGCAACTTAAGCAGATTACAGATGCAATTATTGATCAAAGTTTTGCAGATTTGGAAAATATAACAAATTCGCTTGGTTTTTACTTGGATTATGGAGATGGTAAAAAGGTTATAACACCGCTGGCGCAGGTTTATACAAATTATCTTGATTCAGCATGTTTCGATATTGTAACCGGAGCATTCGATTACAACAGTGTGCTGCGTAGAGTTGTGACTCAGCTCACCAATAGCGGACTTCGACAGATCGATTATTCCTCCGGAAGAGCTAATCGGGTTGACGTAGCTGCAAGGAAAGCTGTCATGACGGCAGTCAGCCAGATTACCGGAAAGATATCAGAGTACAATGCAAAAAAGCTTGGAACAGAATATTTCGAAGTTGAATGGCACGCCGGAGCGCGTCCGACTCATTCTGTGTGGCAGGGAAGAGTTTGGAAGGAAGAACAGTTGTATTCGGTATGCGGTCTTGGAACGGTAACGGGTCTCTTGGGTGCTAACTGTTATCATACATATTATCCGTTCTTTCCTGGTATATCTGAGCGTAATTGGTCTGATGATTGGTTGGATGCAAAGAATAAGGAAGAGGCAGAACCTAAGATGTTTGCAGACAAGAGATATACTCTGTATGAAGCAAAGCAGAGACAGCGTCAGATGGAGACAGCAATGCGAGCACAGCGCGAAAAAGTGCAGCTGCTGCAGCATGGGGGCGCAGATCTGCAGGAAGTAATGCTTATGAAAGCAAAATACCAAGGTCAGCTTAATGAATATGCTAAATTTTCTAAAAAGATGAAACTGGAACAGGAACGTGAGAGAATATATCTTGATATGCGTGGAAGAATAGCAACTAATTCGGAGCAACAGAATTCTATGTTTCCACCGGAGATGATTCAAAATGCATCAAGTGATATTGCTCAGTATAAGAAATACAGGGAAATTTTGGGAGATTCTATCGGATCACTTGTAAAGTTTGGTCAGTTAAAATATAATGATAGTGAGAAATGGGAAAAGGTTCAAAGCAAATTTTTCACATATCTTGAGATTGACAAGAAAGATTGGTCTCAAGAGTTCAAGATTAAATCCAAACAAGCATATGATAGATTCAGAGAGCAAGGAGAAGAATTATCAGTTCATGCTTTGAGTCGATTGCCAAGATTGAATAAGCCAGGATATGAAGTGATTCACGAAAAAGATGTTCTCGAGCTGGTAAAAACAAAGTCGAATTATTCTGAAGGAGAAGAAAAAATAATTTGGTTCAGTCCAAGCAAACAGCTTGTAGTTATAAAAAATAAAAACTCTGGTGATATAGTTAGTATTGTTCGGAGAAAAAACAAGAAGGAAGGATGGACAGATGCAGGTTTTTAGAAAATATATGAATTATATAAAGGATTTTCTTGAAAATACTCCAGAAGATATATATGAGTTTTCTATTATCCTTGAAGATGCGTTAGTTGATGAGTATGATGCAATGCATGCGGAACAGCCGAGAGCAACTGAAATATTGGCAGAAGAAACCCCGGACATTTGCGCATCAGCAGAACCGGGGATGAAACCAAAAGAAATTGAAGAATTCAAACGTAAATTGGAAATTGAATACAACAAAGCATTAAACGCAGTTGTGTAGCTACCACCAGTCAATATGGCCGGTGGTATTTTTGTACTCGTTTTCAGGAGGTGATCCAGTGATTGAAATAAGAATAGCTTCAAATAGTATCCACATGACGGGACATGCCTGCCGGAAAGGTGCAGACGGCATTGACAGGGTGTGTGCCGGAGTATCTGCACTTACCTGTAATCTGATCAATTCGCTCAGAGACCTGACGGGAGACCGGATCAGAGCCGATACTGGAAGTGGAATAACGAGGATCGAGTGGGAGCAGCTCTCAGATAAAGGGAAGCTCCTGATTGATTCGTGGGTTCTTGGGTTGACGGATATCAACCGGGAATATAATTGCATAACATTTTTGTAAGAGACATCCTTTGGGATGTTTTTCTTATGCCCAAAACGTGAAGGCGTGAAAAGCTCGAGAGCCTGTCGAGGCAAAACGGAGGTAAGTACGATGTACAAAAAAAGAATGATGTTACAGCTCTTTGAAGACGGCGCAGGAGCTGGCTCTGGTGGACAGGGCGGAAATGCCGGGACTGGAAACGGCAGCCAGGGATCTGCTGGAAATGCATCCGGAGCACATGGAACCGGAACATATACTTATGAACAGTTGGAAGAAATTGCAAGTTCACGAGCCAAGAAGTCTGAAAGAGTTGCATTGGCGAACTTCTTCAGGGGTCAGGGCATGACAGAAGAGGAAGTTACCCAGGCAATTACTAAATTTAAAATAGACAGAGCTGCGAATCAGCCCAATGTGGCACAGCTGCAGCAGGATCTGGAAGATTCAAGAAATGAAGTCCAGCAGATGAAGAACGAGAAGTTCTTATCCGGCAAAGGTGTCAAGGCTGATGATCTGGACTATGTGACTTACAAGGTTTCCAAAATGGTAGATGACAAAACGACATTTGAAAAGGCAGCAGAGAAGTTTTTAGAGGAGAATCCGAAATTTGCCGGTGGAGGTTCTTACCGGATTGCAGATTCTTCTGCGGGTAATTCTTCAAATGGTTCCGGTGGGAACATGAACGCTTCCATCAATGACCGGATCAGAGCTGCCGCGCGAAGATAACGGAGGTAGAGTAAATGCAGAATAGAAGAATGAATTTAAGATTGTTTGAAACAGATGCAAACATCATTGATCGTACCGGAGCAGAGGCTCTGATTCCAATTCAGGAATCCAATGAGATCATCCAGGGAACAATCGCACAGTCAGCTGTACTGTCAAGGGGCCGTAAGCTGGCAAACATGACAAGCAAGCAGTATAAAATGCCGGTACTGGATATGCTGCCGATTGCTTATTTTGTAAATGGTGATAACGGACAGAAGAAAACTACGAAACAGGCATGGGATAAGAAATTTATCACTGCCGAAGAGATTGCAGTTATTGTTCCGATTCCGGAAGCAGTCCTGGATGATTCCGAGTACGACATCTGGGGAGAGGTAAAGCCAAGAGTAACAGAGGCGTTTGGAAAGGTTATCGACAGTGCGGTATTATTTGGTGAAAATAAACCGTCTACATGGAGAGATGATGTGGTTGCAACTGCAACAAAGGCAAATGCTGTTATCACATTAGGAGCGGCTGACAGTCTGTATGACAAGATCATGGCAGAAGACGGAGTGATTGCACACGTTGAAGACTGTGGATACTTTGTGAACGGCCATATGGCAGATATTTCCATGAGAGCTAAACTCAGAGGTCTGAAGAATGCAAACGGAGATCCGTTGTTCAAGCAGGATCTGCAGGGCTCTACCCAGTATGCGCTGGATGGATCACCGATGAATTTCCCGAACAATGGTGCATTTGATAAGTCAAAGGCGCTTATGATTTCCGGAGATTTCTCACAGCTGGTATATTCCATCAGACAGGATATTACTTTCAAGCTGTTTACGGAAGGTGTTGTTCAGAATACAGATGGCACAATCGCATACAACCTGATGCAGAACGATATGGTTGCGCTTCGTGCAGTGATGCGTCTTGGATGGGAAATCCCGAACCCGATTAATTCACTGAAGACAGACAAGACCAAGAGATGTCCGTTTGCAGTTCTGAAATCCGGTGAGTAAGGGAAGGTGATGATCCATGCAGGTCACGTATAGATATTATGCAGACGAATATGGAGGAAGAACCATTCCGGAACAGGACTTTCGAAAAGCCGAAAGGCAGGCGGAAGCCTATATCCGGCATTTGACTTATGTGAAAGGTGATATCTTTGCTGTGGAAAATGACGCGGTAAAAGATGCTGTTTGCGCTGCAGTAGAGGTTTATTACAAATACAATGCACAGCAGCAGTCAGAAACCCCGTTGGTGAAGTCAGAAAATAATGACGGATACAGTGTCACTTATGTTACAGAGCAGACGGATGGAAAGACAGCAGAAGAGATTGTGAAGAAAAAGGTATATGATGCGGTATATCCTTATCTTCTTCCTACTGGATGGCTGTCAAGAAAGGTGGGGATGCGTTGTGATCACAAATATGGATGTGACTGTTTATAACAGGAAATACGATGAGACTACTCATTTTGATACCTGGTCCCGGACAGTCTTGCACGGCGTTCATGTTTATGTAGATCATAAGACCGCAGTTTCAGATAACGGTCTGAACAGTGCGGAAGTCTATAAGATTCGTATTCCTGCGGATATTCCGGAAGCAGGGCAGTATCTTCCGCCGGATCAGTTCGCCTGCTGTGGCGGTTATGGATACTGGACCATACAGAATGATGATCAGATTGTCCTGGGAGAGTGTCAGATTGAGATTGAAAGACCTGCAGATCTGAAAGCCGTGTTCCAGAAGCACTGCAAGGTGTTGAGCTGGTCAGACAACCGGTTTGGTACGACTCCGCACTGGCGGATCGGAGGCGAGTAAGATGGCAGGAAAGAAAGAATTCCGGATCACAACTCCGAGAGGCAGCGTATTTACGGTGACTGGCAAGAATGGTTCTACCACGGCACGGCTGGAATGGGCTCCGGGATTCGCACAGAAAAAAGCGGAGGGATTTTCAAGGGCGCAGGCATTTGTAGATTCCGAGTGTCTGCGCTACATGAATCCATTGACACCGAGAAGAACCGGGATGCTGATTAAGTCCGGGACACTTGGAACTGTGATCGGTTCCGGATCTATTGAATACCTGGCACCATATGCCCGCCGGCAGTATTACGAGCACAGATCAAAAGCACGATGGTTTGAAACCATGAAGGCGAGCAAGAAAGATGTGATTAGGAAAGGAACTGAGAAACTTGCAGGAGAATAAGAGAAAGCCGATTATTGAAAGCATCCGTGAGTATGTGATGACTTATCCGGATATTGATAACCGGAAGATCAATATTGATTATCTTGGTGATGGAATGGAATATTCCATTGATCCGATCGGAGCAGATCCCATTTATAAGAAATATGTGGATGGAAGCTGCCTGAAGCAGTTCCAGTTCGCTCTGACAAGCAAAGAAGCTTATGACGGTGATGCCCGGACGGGAATCGCCAACAGCGGATTTTATCAGCAGTTTGAAGAGTGGACAGAACAGAATAATTTGAATGATATTGTCCCGGAGCTGGACGATCACGATGCCATCAGGGTGGAAGTGATGCAGTCCGGCTATTTGTTCAGCACAGAGGTTGATCTGGGACGGTATCAGATGATATGCAGATTGATTTATAAGTAAGGAGTGTGAAGAAATGGCAAGTGAAAAAATGTTAGTTGGCAGACATAAGAGAGTGGCTTTTATGGACGCTGACGGATCAGGAAAGACATTTACCAGAATGACGGGATTTACATCGCTGTCGGATGGAAAGAACTCGACAGAGTACAGCCGGCAGTATGTGGATGAGGCGTCTGAAAGAAGTGACGTAGTCGGTTATGCACCGGCAATCGATTACGAATTTGACCGGTATACCAATGATCCGGTACATGAAAAGATTGCAGCAATTACCGATGATGAGATTCTCGGAACAGAAGCACAGGTTGATATTGTGGTGGTAGATCTGTTTGAGCAGAAGACATCGGAAACAACTTGTACTGCACGAAAGAGAACATGGAGTGTAATTCCGGATACAGAAGGGGACGGTACGGATGCCCTGATTTACAAAGGCAGCTTTAAAGCGGCCGGAGAAATCACAAAGGGTACTGCAACCACCACAGACGGATGGAAGACCTGTACATTCACTGCTGGCGGAGAATAAAGAAGAAATGGGAGAGTGAGCCTATGAGCCTTTGGAAATTTGGAGATTTTGAAGCAGAAGTGGATTTCACGGATGCGGATTTTTTAGATGTGTTAGAGGAAGCAAAAGCAGAAATGTTTGAAGCAGGGAAAAAGGTTCCCATAACCGGAAAGCAGAGTGATATCATCCGCGCGCAGTGCGCGTGTTTTTATGTGTTCTTCGATACCCTGTTTGGCGAGGGAGCAGGGGAGCGGATCCTTTGCGGAAAGAACAGCATTAAGCTGTGTAACGAAGCGGCTGAATCATTGTTAGACTTTGAAACAGCAGAAGCAAAGAAACTGGACGATAAATATGATAAGTATGTACCAAATCAAAATACAACGCAGCAGTTCCCGCATCCGCAGTCACAGCCAAATGGAAACCGTCAGCAGAGAAGAAACTACCAGAAACAGTATGGTAAAGGAAAATATTCCAATACCGGAAGGTAGCAGAGCATGAATATTTTATATGAGCAGTTTCCGGAAGAAGTCAAGGTGAACGGGGAGTACTACCCGATCGTGACAGATTTCCGTGAATGGATCCGTTTTACGGAGCTGGTTGAAGACGACTCGGTTCCGTGGCAGATCAAATGTGGACTTCTGTTGCAGTGGTATCTGGATCAGGTTCCGGAAGATATTGAAGCTGCAATTTATGCACTCGGAGATTTCCTGATGTGCAAAAGGATGTACCAGGATGATCTGGAAGATGAAGAGGAAGAGCAGCAGAAAAGAGGGAAGCCGGTATTTTCTTTTTCGGAAGATGCCGGCTGCATTTATGCAGCGTTCCGGGAGGCATATGGAATTGATCTGCAGCAGATCGATTATATGCACTGGTGGGAGTTCCGGAGCTTGTTTGACTGGTTGCCGGATAGTACAGAGATTAAACAACGGATTATGTATCGTTCGATTGATCCTGGAACAATCCGGGACAAGGACGAACGTAAACGGATTAAGAAGATCCAGAGAGCTGTTGCGCTGAAAAAGAAACAGCGAAAGCTTGATGATTATGAGATTGGAGATATGTTCTCATGATGGAAATTAAAATACCGACACGGCGTGAGTGGTATCCGTGTCCGTACTGCGGTCAGCATCTGCTTGTTTACGCAGATACTGCAGTGTGCAGCGGACTGTATATAAAATGCCGCAAATGCCGACGGGAGGTGGAGATAAAAATTAAGAATTAAGCACTTGTGAGCCCCTGAGCCGTGCTATCAGAAAGGATGATAGTATGGCAGATGGATATTTGAATTTTGATACCAAAATCAATGAGAGTGGGTTCAATGAAGGCATAAATAAGCTTGGAAGTCTTGGAAAAAGTGGCTTATCTGTAGTCAGCAAGGCAATGACCGGAGCTGTTGCAGCTGTAGGAACTGGAGCAGCGGCGATTGTAAAGTCTTCCCTTGGTGTAGTCGCCAATATGGAGCAGCAGGTCGGTGGCGTAGAGACACTATTTAAAGATAGTGCCAAGACAGTGATCAGGAACGCAAACAATGCGTTCAAAACAGCACAGCTTTCTGCTAATGATTACATGTCAACGGTTACAAGCTTTTCAGCATCATTACTACAGGGCTTAGGCGGAGATACTGCAAAGGCTGCAGAGATAGCAGATATGGCGATCATTGATATGGCAGACAATGCCAATAAGATGGGTACGAATATGCAGGATATCCAGAATGCCTATCAGGGCTTTGCAAAGCAGAATTACACAATGTTGGATAACCTTAAATTAGGTTACGGCGGTACACAGTCGGAAATGATCCGATTGATCAATGATTCCGGTATCTTAAATGAAAAGATAGAAGATCTGGATAATGTAACGTTTGACCAGATGATTCAGGCAATTCACAAAGTCCAGCAAAATCTCGGAATCACAGGAACTTCCGCAAAAGAAGCCTCTACAACGATTGAAGGTTCTGTTAATTCTGCTAAAGCCGCCTGGGAAAATTTTGAAGCCGGTGTAATCAGTGCGAACGACCTGGTTGACACATTCTGGACAGTGGCAAAGAATATCTTAAATAATCTTGGTCAAATGATCCCGCGTCTGGGAAAGACCGGAATGGATGTGGTGGAATCCTTATCCGGAAAAATCGGTGAAGCGGTTCCGCAATTAAAGGGACTTACAGATAGTGTCGGAAAATTAGCAGATAAGTTAAAGAACATGAGCACGGATGAGCTCATGAATCTTGGCAAGACTGCAGCAGTGCTTGCAGGAGCCGGACCGGTTATCTCATTATTCGGATCACAGATCGGTAATGTACAGTCAGCCATATCCGGATTCAGCGGACTTACAACTGGCGTTTTATCTGAACTTGGAAAACTTCCGGGAGAATTTAAAAATGCTGCAAAATCGGCAACGGACTTTAAGAAAGATTTCGGAGGAAGTCTTAAAGGCTTAGGCAGTGCTATAACTGGACCGTTCCAAGTGCTGACACCGAAGCTTTCAAGTTCTGTCGGAAAAATCGGCAAGGTCGTTTCCAGTGTTCCGGGGAAAATTGGTGGGGCAGTCGGCAAAATCGGTTCTGCAATCGCATCAAAAATCCCCAGAATTACAAGCGCGTTTTCACTACTTGGAGATACTGCCGGTTATCTGGGAGCATGGGGCGGACAGATTGGTTCTGCTTTGCAGGGAGTTCTTGGAACAGTAGCCGGCTTTATTCCGTCATTTGTAGGGTTGATGAATTTCGGTGCAGTTGCAGCCGTTGTGGTAGCCGGTCTTGGACTGGTTTACAGTCAGTTTGGTACACAGATTGACCAGATCCTGCTTCTGGTGCAGACCAAAGGACCGGAGATCATATCTAACTTTGGAGCAGGAATCACAGCAGCACTTCCGGGACTGATTTCATCAGGTGCAACCCTGATCCTGGGATTGATGAATGCGATTACGGCAAATCTACCACCGCTCATTTCCGTAGGCGCAAGCATCATAGCAACTCTGGTAAGCAGCCTGGGCGCACAACTTCCGCAGTTAATTCCGGTAGCGGTACAGATGATCCTGACTCTGGTTGAGTCGCTGATCAGTAATCTTCCGCAGCTAATAACTTCCGGATTACAGTTAATGGAAGGCTTGGCACAGGGAATTGCAAACGCGATTCCGCAGGTGGCAGCGAAAGCACCGGTTATCATCGGCAAGCTGGCATCTACGATTATCACGAATTTGCCACAGATCTTGCAGACAGGTGTGAAGATTATCACTCAGCTTGCTGTAGGACTGGTACAGGGAATCCCTTCCTTACTCGGAAAGATTCCGTCTATGATAAGTCAGATCAAGAATGCATTTACCAGTGTAAACTGGGGCAGTGTTGGCCTGAATATTATAAAAGGTATCGCAAGCGGAATTGCCGGAGCTGTCGGACATCTTATTGATGCGGCTGTTTCTGCTGCAGGTAGCGCGCTGGATGCGATTAAATCAAAGCTTGGCATCCACTCACCATCGAGAGTATTCCGTGATCAGGTTGGTAAGATGATGGCTCTCGGTATGGGAATTGGATTTGAGAAGAATATTCCAGTCGGATCCATGAGCGCCGGAGTGAAAAAAGCAGTCCAGAGCTTGCAGAAGAGCGTACAGCTTAGCACTTCGGTAAATCCGGATAGATCTGTCGGCGGCATAAAGAACGACCCAACCTTTGGAGGACAGGGCTTCGACTATGACAGATTTGAGAATATTCAGAGAAGAATTGCGAAATTAAACAACAAGCCGATATTCCTTGACAGCAAGCGAATAGACAGGCCATTACCGAAAGGAGCAGTACCACAGGTATGATTGTGTATTATGAAAATGTAAATGGTGAAAAACTGAATCTCTTAAAAGCTCCTTTTAGAACCACGAAAACCGACTGGTTCGATGCGGACTGGTCGGAGTCATCGGAAGGATATGAGAAGACTGTAACGCTTGACGTATTTGGAAAGCGGGAAGAATTTCAGAAAAATATGGAACAATTATATCGGATCATTGCGGTTGATGCAGAAAGTGATTCCTATGGCAGATTATATGTAAATGGAGCTTATTTACGATGCAGGATATTAAAATCGGCAAAGGAAGGATGGAAAGGTTACGTATATTCCGAGGTGGAACTTACCTTTCAGGCACCGGAGCTTGTGTGGGTGGTAGAAACTGGAAAACAATTCTTTCCACAGCCCGAAGAAGAGGCAGCTGCAGGTATTGATTTTCCGTATAATCATCCGTTCGACTTTGCAGGAGTGAAGCGCGGGACCGCTGTGTGGGAAGTAGAGCATATTATTCCGAGTGATTTCCAGATGATTATCTACGGACCATGCGTGAATCCAAGAATCTTAATCAATGATTATCCTTATGAGGTATTTGTGACACTGGAACGAAATGAATATCTTGTGATCGACAGCAGATCTTGTAAGGTTATGAGATATTTATCAAATGGAACTGTGCAGAATGCATTTAATGAGAGAGCGCTGGAACATAGCATATTTGAGAAAATTCCTTCCGGGCTTTTAAATATCAACTGGTCGGGAGACTTTGATTTTGATTTGACCTTATTTTTGAACAGGAGGGAGCCGCCGTGGTAACACTGGCAGATAAGAATCTACATGAGATTGGATATGTGAAAGATGCTAATTTTACTGCAGATGTGAATGGAAAGTACGAGTTTTCAGTTCAGATCGCAAGATCAAACTGGTATCCGGAATTGAACTTTTCCAGTTATATATACATTGTTGGTACAGAATATGGTGGAATTATCGGTGAGATCCTGACGGATACCACACTTGATTATGTGGAAGTGAAAGGGATCACCTGGCGTGGATTTTTGCAGTACAAAGTGATTGAGCCGCCGGCAGGATCTGATTACAAGAAAGTAACAGGGGAAATACATCAGGTTATGAAAGCATTGATTGAACCGGAGTTTAGTGGCTTGTATGTAGTGTCTTCCAAGAATACAGAAATCACGGTCAGTAATTATCTGTTTGACCGCTACTGTACCTTGCTTGCAGGGATTAGCAAGATGCTGAAAAGCAAAGAGTATAGGTTGAACATCCGGTTCCTTCGGGAGCAGGGAGAACCGGGATATCTGCTGATAGAAGCAGTTCCTGTTGTAGATTATTCAAAAAAACTGGAACTGTCGAAAGACATGCAGCTGAATTATACAATGGATGATAAGCGGAATGGAGTGAATCATCTGATCGTAGCAGGAAAGGGAGAACTTCAGGAAAGAAATGTATTCCATCTGTATGTACAGAAAAACGGTAGTATTGGAAAAGAAAAATATTATACCGGGCTGGATGAAATCACGGAGGTGTACGAAAATACATCAACGGAGACGGATGAACTTGAGAAAAATGCAATTGAACGACTTCAGGACCGAATGAATAAGAAGACATTCAAAATGGATGTTGCAAGTCTTGGACTTCAGGTCGGTATTGGAGATATCGTAGGAGGCAGAGATTACCTGACCAGGATGTATATGTCAAAGCCTGTAAAGAACATCATCTATGAAATCACAAATGATGTAGAATCAATTACTTATAAATTGGAAGGAGAAGATGAAGAATGAAAATTGTATCTGGAAGAACCGGTTCACCCCATGTGACTTCGCAGCAGTTCCGGCAGATGCTGGAAGGAATACTGGGACAGGACAGTTATATTCTCACGAGCGGAGAAAACTTAAAGCCGGAATTGAGTTCCAATAATCTGCTCAAGATCCGGAGCGGGATGATGTGCCATCATGGATGTATTTCCTGTGTGGAAATCGGAACTTATGATGAGGTCACTCTGACGAATGGATCACATGGAATGCAGAGAATTGACCTCGTGGTAAACCGGTATACCAGGAATGCGGAGACAGAGGTTGAAAAATGTGAATGGAAGGTGATCACCGGGACAGCAAAGGCGAGCAGCCCAGCAGTTCCGACATATACGAAGGGCAATCTTCAGGAGGGAGGTCTTGTAGATGAGTGTCCGGTATTTGAAATTCACTACAATGGAATCAATGTTACGGAGGTGAAGAGCCTGTTGAGTGTAGCGAGATCACTTGCTGAATTAAATGGCAAATCAATTATAGACATAAGTAAAAATCACTGTAAATTTGCAAATGGTTTGATTGTTCAATGGGGAACAGGATTGTTTCCAAGTTCATCGTCAGGTGGGCAAGGGTATGCAACGATAACATTTCCTATACCATTTTCAGATAAATCTTACACTGCTATTGCTTGCGCAAAATATCCTGGAAGTTCAACCCCAGCGTTTATGGTATCTACAGATATCGTGAGTACCTCAAAAATGTATATATATGGACGAACCGGCAATTTAACAGCAATAACAGGTGCTGAATGTAGATGGATTGCTATAGGTTATTAATTTCTACAAATCATAGGACACATCTAACCATATATAGGTATCTTTCTGAAATGAAGAGTTAATCTGATAAGTTATAGCACCATTCGTTTCTATGATTACACATCCGATGCCTATAAGTGTCCAATTATCTTTCGTTACAATTGCAGGAAATGCTTCACCTGTAGGCGGTGCTATTTCAGCCGGAATTGATCCACCGTTATATTGGGTATTGGCATTTCCCATGCCAGTTGTATATAATCCAGCCATAATAGAAACTCGATTATTCTTTTTTGTGATACGCTGGTTTCTTATAGCAAGCGATCCTCCTTGCGATATGCTATACACCTTTTCTTCTAATTTGCCATTTAATTCAGTTTCGTTATATTTGTGACACGCGCATAGTATATTCCGGATGTTCCAATTTGCGTAAAACTCAGATGGGTACCAATAACAGTTGTTTTTGCCCATGCTTCAAAACAGCCGTTTTCGTATTTTTTAACATAATAACGGGTAGATTCGATGACCTCAAACTTAATATTGGACAAAGCCGCATTTAACGTATAGATTCAAAAAAGAAAGGATGATGAAA